GTCACGTAATGAACCCCACTGTAGAACTTCTTCGTTTAGGAAGTAGATCTGGTTACCAGCACCAACTTGATCCATGATCCAAGAATCAAAAATCTCGTAAGTGTAGTTGAAGTCACCTTCGTATGTAGCGATTGTGTCACCACGCTCACTGTTCACACGGTTGATGCTACGACTAGTTGGGAATGTATCACTTAGGTGTGTACGTAGACTTGTTGGGCAAACAACAGTACGGATTTTAGCATTGAAACGCTGTTCCGCTGTAGTTACCAATTGCTTGTACAAGCTAGGAGCAAACTGTTGTAGTGTGCCTGTGTAGCTGTAGTAGCTTGAGCCTAAATATTCACCGTTGTTAGTCATTGATGGACCAGCAGTGATAGAACCACCAACTTGCCATACGTTTGCTGTACCTGTTACAGTAGCGTCACTAGATTCAGTATTGAAAATAGTGTAGTAGCTTGTACCAGCAGCTGGGTTGAAACTGTGTGTGGCAGCAAATGAGTTCAATGAACCCATACGACGGCCAGTAGCAACAGCAGGACCAACACCGTTTGTACTAGCAACTTGAACGTTGGCAGTAGTTGAGTTTGGAGTTGCTTGATTACCACTTACACCAGTAGTTGCAGGAATTGCAACACCCAATGCAGCACCAGACTGAGCAGAATATTTAGTACCGATTTGGTCGTTACGAACAATCTGAGCTTCAACGTCGAACATTAATTCGATCAACTGTTTAACTTCTTGATACGCTTGTGGATCTCCACCTGATTGTTCAACAGCACGTGCTGTGCCAGTAGCACCAACAACTGTACTGAAAATCTGTGTGTAGTTACCCAAGTTGGCACGTTGGTTGGCTTCTGCTAGTGTACTACTAACAGCGGCGCCTTCTAATTGTGCTTGAATCTGTGGTAAACGATATACGTCGTTTGTCCACAATGGTAAAGTACTAACTACTTTACGCTTTTTAGCCATACACATGTTTAGGACAGGTGTGTCGTCCTTAACGCGGTTGCTTACATCTAAGTCTAAATCTTTAACAACGATATCGGTTTGATAGTTACCTGTACCATTGCCAATTGCTGAGGTTGCGATAAATGCCATGTTAATCTCCTTTGATTTGGCGTTATTTTCTACCTGCTCTAATTGCCTTCATTTGGGCAACGAGCAAGTTATCGGCGGCCTTTTGGTCGCCAGCTCTGGCTTGTTTGCGAAGATTGGCGATGTCATCACCTGCAGAACTATTCGCTAATGGAGCTCCTGTGCGTTTGGTTGTCAGAGCAGCAATACTGCCACCTGCTGATTTGGTTTTAGGTTTATCACGATATTTCAATCCATCTCGCACCAATGACATCAAATGTTCATCGCTTGATATTAGATCAATATTCTTGATACCTGGAACCAATTGTCCTTGGGCACCCGACCACCCTTCAGCTACTTTGTCACGAATCTCATTGTAAACATACTGATTACGTAATTCCTTGTCCTTAAAATTCTTGCGACTGTTCTCAAGAATTTCACTAACTTGTTGTTGGCGTATTTGATAGAACTGATCAACATTTGGTTTTAGTTGATTGATAGTGCCAGCTTGTTGCTGGATATATCGTTCGTTCTGTGCAATACTAGCTTCAATTCTGGCTCGCTGAGCTGGATCTGAAGTCTGTGCCAACTGTTGTTGGAAAGTCGTTTGGTAATTCTGTGTCTTTACAATTTCATCGTAAGCCTTTTGTAACTGCGGCTTTACGGTAAATTCCATTGCTAATAAAAGACCTTCTGTCTCTGCTCGTTTCGTGTTTAAATATTCATCGAACTCAGACTTTTCAATCTTTAATTGTCTTGCATCTTCACTAATTGCTGCGCCTTGTCCTAGGATAGCTGCTGCTTTCTTAGCATCAATTTCAATTTCTTTGCCATTGCGTTTAAATTTAAACTTGGCGTTGGGGTTTGTTTCAGCAAACTCCAAGAAATCAATAACTTCTGCGTCTGACGATTCGGATTGGCTTACCTCTTCAGGGGCGTCTTCTTCTTCACTTGCTGACTCACTATCTTCAGTGTCTGGTACTGCAACTTCTGGCTCTATTAAATCGATATTGCTGTCATCAACGACATTATTGTCATCAATTTCAACGCCTTCAGGTGCCACGGGGCTTTCTTTAGCTGCCGCTTTAGAACTACCCGTCTCAGTTGGTTCAGTAGCTGGAACTTGGTTACGCATTGCGGCCATTTTCTGAGCTATTGCTTCTAAACCTGAACTGACTTCTTGGACAGGGACCACCTCTGGTTGGAGGTTGGGTGTATCCTGGACTATGTTATCCATGGTTTCTCCTAATTGTCTGTGTTGGGCTCAGCATTGGTTTGCTGGGTTACCACACGATTTTTTAAGTACACCGCTCGTTGAAGCGATGCAATAAAACTGTCAATGCCACTTAGCTGATTACTCAAAGCTACGCGGTTGGCATTGTTTTCCGCTGTGTGATCTTTAATGTCTACTAGACTATCACATATTTCAAATTTAAAGCTGTGTACAAACTGGGCAAAGTCTTTGTTCTTCAACAATGTCTCTGCACGTGATCCAATATCTTTGACTCTATCCAGCTGTGCTGGTGTCATGGTTTTGATATTGTTCAAGTTCGCAGTCAAGCGATTATTAAACGCATTTACAGCATCTTCATTAATCATATTCTATTCCATTCAATGTAAGTTTATTTATTGTCCGTACGCTCGAGCCTTGCCTTCTTCTAATAGGGCATAACCTTCCAACTGTGAGCTGGCAGTATTACCTGCAACTTCAGCTTCAATCTGGTTGGCACGAACATCATCCAAGTGTGCTTTGGCAATCTTGGCCTTGTCATCTGGACTAGGTTCTTTGTTCTTGCTGGCTTCTTGTGCTTGTGTGATCATTTCCATCACTTCTTCTTCACTGGGCAAATACGCATTGCAATCTTTAATGCCCAACACATACAGCATGTCTTCGTAGGGCTTTTTAAGTTTCTTAAATGCTTGTGGAGTAAGCGCACCTGATGCAACACCGGCTGTGACTTCTTGTGCAAGTCCTTGCTGTGCTTGTTTGATGATCTGTAAGCGTTGTAAGCTGTTTTCATCTGACTTCATGCCTAGGCCTAGTTCAATATGAATTGTTTTACGCTCGTTAAAGTTCATATCATCAAATGCCAGGTAGTCTAAGAACTCTGGCTTGCCTTCTGGATGGAATTCAGCAGCCAGTTTCTTGACTCCATAGTCGTCACCATACTGTACTAGAGTACGCCATACTAACCATATGGCATCTTTCATGCCTTCAGCACTATTCTTAACTGTGTTGTCTTGAATGATTTGATTTGGTCCTAAGGCCAACTGTAGTTTAGCTCCTGAGTTACCTGGACTCATGACTTCTGGATTGAACACATCACCTGGAGTGGTCATTCCAATCATGCTCATTGAATCTTGTTGTATACGGCTCATTGCACTTTCAATAAATGCGTTGCTGCCGCTTGGTGGAGGAATTTGGTAAATGTCTTTGGCTGGATCAAACTTTGAATCCAAGATAAAGATAGCGGCTTCGCCATCCTGCAACATTTCAAAGTCCAACTTGTCTGGCTTGGCACCAATACGTGGAGTTGCTGTCAGCAAGCCCAATTGTAATTCTGCACGATAGCCACTTGTGGCGTATTCTTGCATGGGCACTACTGATTCAGCAATGCTCATACCGTAGAAGTTTTGTGCAAGTGGTTTTGGTACCATGTTGGCCACCGGAATAAATTCTACTTCCTTGGCACTAATAATGTAAGTACCTGAGTAAACCAATTCTACCAATTCTAATTCACCATCACCATCAATGTCGTAACGGTTCCAAACAGTCAGGACTGTTACTTGACGTGCTTCTGGTTCTTGTGCTGCATAACCAGTTGAAGGTAAACCATTGATAGGCACTGAGTCACGTGCGTGTAGGGCTAGATTGTTCAACAATGAACCTGCTTGATAAGCACCCACGTTTGAGTACTCAGCATGTATCTTAAACTCTTCTAGGTCAATGTCCGGATAAATTTCTGTAGCCTCTTGAATGGTCATGGGCTTGTAAAAACCGCAGAATGGTTGTTCTTCGATTGAAATAACAGTTGGATCACACAACCAATAGTGTTGTGCAATAGGACGGAACTTGACGTTGACTGTGTAGCCAGTCAACTTGTATTTGGCTTCGTAAATGGTATTGCGAGCAATTGATTCTGCAATGATGTCTTCGCCTTGTTCTAATTCTACATTGGGCGCATCTTCGCTCATCATGTCAAACTCACCACGTGTGCCAGCTTCAGCAGCGGCTATGCGTGTGTCCATTTCAGCTTGACGTTGTTCTTCTGGTAAGCCTTCGACAAACTGTTGTGTTTCTTTTATGACCTTGGTCATGTCCACTGTTTGTTTACGACGACTTTGGCGCAAGACTGTTAGTCCTGAGTCGGCAGCTTGTTGTTCAAATGCAGCCAATTGGTCCAGGGTACCTGTGCTGGTCACATAGCGTACAAAACTTTCACGCATGGGTGAGATCATCATCTCACCATTCTTGTGCAAGCATGCGTCCATGACCCAATGTTGTAGTATTGTGTGTGGATCGTTATTTTGATTGATCAGCTTGTGTACCATGTTGGTAGCTTGACGTGCAGCCACTTCATCTTTTTCATTGTCTGGCACAAACTCAAAATTGATTTCACCGTTTTGTGCAATGCCTTTGGTGATCACAGCAGTGGCATAATCGACCATGGGTTTTACCACAGGATGTATATAGTCCAAGCCGTTGACAGGTTCTGTTGATTGTGTTACCGGTAACACCAGGTAATGATAATCACTGGAACGATTTACCTGGTTTTTAGTGGCCAGCAGGCGCAGATTGGCTGCGCATTTAGTTTGCAGTAATCCGTGCATCTTAACAAAACGGGCCATCATGCCACGAGCATTGTTTAAGTTACTAACTACTACATTTTTGATATCAAGCATGTTGTTGGATCCAATTTATATATATTACATTATTTAGCGTTGAGCCCAATCACCGGTCTGGACTGTGTACCTGTTTCCAAGCTGGTGCGTCATTGTTGTCATGTGTTCGGTATTGATTACGCATGTCGCGGAAGCGTTGTTTAGGGCTACGACCATCATGCATTTCGCTCCAGCCATTTAAACAGCCTAGTAGGGCGTAGCGTGCTGAGTCTATGCAGTCATCTGGGTCAGAGAACTTGCCCTTTTCATTTACATAATAGTTTTGTGCTTCACGCAGGAACTCCACACAGTTTTCATTAACGTGTAAGGTACCCAGCTCTAGCATTTGTCGCATTACATTGATACCAAAACTTTTATGATTGGTACGCCGGCCTTGATCATCCGGTGGATTCATGATGGGATCAGGATACACGTTTAATTCATACTGTTCAAACAGTTCACGTATGCTGAGACTACTCATGGTATAACGGCCCTGTGTTCCGCCATCCGGTGGTAGCACTATGGGAGTACCAAACACTTCAGGACGCATCAAGTGATTGATGTAGTTCATGGGGTTGGCTTCTTCTGTGCCTTTCACAACTATCTGATGATGCAACCAGGCTTCTTGTTCTTCGGGATGATAATACATTAGGCTGATAACTGTTTTGTCATTAACCAGGCCCAAGTCTAATGCTATGATCTT